TTCGCGCAAAGACTGGATTCAGACCTATGTGGATGGTTTGGAGTTGCTTGGGCTTAAGATTGAAGAACGCACTGAGCCTTGGGAGGGCGCCTGCGGTGTCTACCATCCGCTACTTGCAGAAGCTTTAGTTAAGTTTCAAGCTGAAAGCGTGATGTCTATATTTCCTGCTGAAGGCCCGGTGATGACTAAGATCATCGGCAAAGAAACGCAAGCAATGAAAGAGTCTGCAATGCGTGTTCGGCAGGACATGAACTACGAACTAACAGAAAGAATGCCAGAGTACCGCCCCGAAACAGAACGCACAATGTGGGGTCTGGGACTTGCTGGTAACGCGTTTAAAAAGGTTTACGAAGATCCAAGTCTTGGTCGTCAGGTAGCTTTGTTTGTCCCCGCTGAAGACGTGGTAGTGCCTTACGGCGCAAGTAGTCTTGAGTCTGCAGAACGCATTACCCATGTGATGCGTAAGACAGAAAACGAATTACGTAAGCTGCAGGTTGCCGGGTTTTATCGAGATGTTGACTTGGGTGATCCAGTTAATGTTTTGGATGAAGTTGAAAAGAAGATTGCTGAAAAACTTGGTTTCCGCGCAACAGCAGATGATCGCTACAAACTGTTGGAAATGCATGTTAACTATGATTTGCCCGGCTTTGAGCATGAAGATAAAGATGGCGACCAGACGGGCATTGCATTACCTTATGTTATTACGATTGACAAGGGTACAAACAAAGTACTGTCTATTCGTCGCAACTGGAAGCCTGATGACAAAAAACAATTAAAGCGTCAGCATTTTGTTCATTATGGATATATCCCCGGCTTTGGTTTCTATTGCTTTGGTTTAATTCATTTGATTGGTGCCTACGCAAAATCCGGCACATCGTTGATTCGACAGCTTGTTGATGCAGGCACATTAAGCAACTTGCCCGGAGGATTTAAGACTCGCGGCATGCGTGTTAAGGGTGACGATACACCTATCGCCCCCGGCGAGTTTAGGGATGTAGACGTTGCAAGCGGTGCATTAAAAGACAACATCTTGCCTTTGCCGTACAAAGAGCCAAGCCAAGTCTTGATTGGTTTGATGAACCAAATTATTGAAGATGGTCGTCGTTTTGCTAATACTGCAGATTTAAAGATCAGCGACATGTCGTCGCAGTCGCCAGTGGGAACAACGCTTGCCATTCTTGAGCGCACCTTAAAGGTAATGAGCGCCGTACAAGCGCGTACTCATTACTCACTTAAGCAAGAGCTGAAGTTACTGAAAAACATCATGGCAGACAATGCGCCTGATGAATACAGTTACGAGCCACAAGAAGGCGAAAGGACGGCTCGTAAAGCTGATTACAAGAACGTAGATGTTATTCCGGTCTCTGACCCAAATGCATCAACAATGGCGCAGAAGATTGTTCAGTACCAAGCCGTATTGCAGTTGGCACAAGGCGCTCCACAGCTTTATAACATGCCTTTGTTGCACAGGCAGATGCTGGAAGTGCTGGGAATTAAAGAAGCCCAGAAATTGGTTCCAATGGATGAAGACCAAAAGCCAGAAGATCCGGTTACAGAAAATCAAAACATCTTAAAAACAAAACCTGTAAAAGCGTTTGCGTATCAAGACCATGAGGCGCATATCACCACGCACACGTCAGCAATGCAAGACCCAAAGATATCAGCGTTGATTGGTCAAATGCCACAAGCGCAGGCAATCATGGGTGCCATGCAAGCACACATTGCTGAACACATAGGCTTTGCGTATCGCATTGAAATTGAAAAACAACTTGGTATGAATTTGCCTGAACAGACAGATGAAAGCGGAGAAGAGATAGATATCGATCCGCAAGTAGAGGTTCGTTTGGCTCCACTAATTGCACAGGCAGCTCAACGTTTGTTGTCGCAAAATCAACAGCAGGCTCAGCAGCAGCAAGCGCAACAACAGGCTCAGGATCCAATAATCCAAATGCAACAGCAAGAGTTGCAACTTAAGCAGGGCGAGCTTGAGCGCAAGAAACAGAAAGACGCTATGGACATGCAGCTTAAACAACAACAGTTGCAAATCGAAAAGGAGCGTATTGATACACAAGCTCAAATTGAAGGCATTCGAATATCTTCCAAAATGTCATCAGAAATGGAAGAAAGAAATTCAAGACAAACGGCAGAAGGTATTAAGTTGGGGTTGCAAGCTGAGCAGCATAAACAAAAAATGGCAGAGCAGATTGCATCAACAGCCGCAGGCATTAAATCATCTTACAAACAAGGTAAATAATGGATGCAATGGATATTCTTGTTGATCAAATAAACGAAAAAATTGCTCAACTAAAAAACTTTATCTCCGACAGCAAACCAGAAACGTTTGAGGAGTACAAAAGATTGTGCGGTGAAGTTCGAGGTCTTAGCATCGCACAAGGATATGCCCTAGACCTTAAAAAACGAATGGAGAACTCTAATGAGTGAAATCCTTATCGGCTCAAACCCCGATAATCCGCAAGTAGTAGGTATGTATCGCCCCACAGCCACCGCTGCGGAAAAAGCAACACAGTTGCCACGCCCAAGTGGCTGGAAAATCCTTTGTGCCATCCCTGAAACCGAACGCGAGTACGACAGCGGCTTGGCAAAGGCAGACGAAACGCTCCGAAATGAAGAAGTCCTTACCACTGTGCTATTTGTAGTGGAACTTGGGCCTGACTGTTATGTGGACAAAACCCGCTATCCAACAGGACCTTGGTGCAAAAAGGGTGATTTTGTATTGGTTCGTCCAAATGCCGGTTCAAGATTGGTTATTCATGGACGTGAGTTCAGAATGATCAATGAAGACAGCGTAGAAGGCGTTGTTGATGACCCACGCGGCATTCGTCGCAAATAAAGGAGCGTTTAAATGGCTGATTTTGATAAAGACGAGTTTAAATTTCCTGATGAGTTGCAGGAAAACAACAAAAAACAGGAGTTGAATTACGAAATAGAGGACGAAAACGACATAAAAATTGAAATCGAGGACGATACCCCCGAGGAAGACCGTAACCGTCAACCAATGCCCAAGGAAATTGTTGAAAAACTTGAGCAAGACGAGCTGGAAAACTACTCTGATGACGTCCGACAGAAGTTTAAACAGCTTAAAAAGGTCTGGCATGACGAACGCCGGGCAAAAGAGGCTGCTTATAGGGAACAGCAGGAGACTTTGTCTACCGCTCAGCGCCTTTTGGATGAAAATAAACGCATTCGAGGCATGCTAAATAGCGGTCAAGAGGAGTATTTGGCAGCAGTTAAAAGCTCAACCGCAATGCAGCTAGATATGGCTAAAAAAGCATATCGGGAGGCTTACGACGAGGGCGATACAGACAAGCTTTTGGACGCTCAAGAGCTAATTACTAAGTCTACCTTGCAAATGGACAGAGTAAATAACTTTAAAATGGCCCCTTTACAACAAGAGGAGCCTGAAGTACAACGGCAAGTACAACGTCCTGATAACCGTGCGATGGCGTGGCAAGAGCGCAATCCTTGGTTTGGTCAAGATGAGGAAATGACTGCTGCAGCTTTGGGCTTACACGAAAAGCTTAAACGCAACGGCATTCCCGTCGGATCGGACGATTATTACGCGACATTGGACAAAACAATGCGCAGACGATTTTCAGAAAATTTTGGAGATTCAGATTCGGATTCAACCCCGAGAAAAACCCCTACAGTTGTTGCGCCAGCGACAAGATCGACATCTTCAAAAAAGATTCGTCTTAAAACATCGCAAATAAATACCATCAAAAAACTTGGTATTACCCCGGAACAATATGTACGTGAAGTTTTAAAACTGGAGAACTAAAATGGCTGAAAACAAAATTACTCGCGAAATGCAAACCCGTGAATTAACGCAACGTCCTAAGCAGTGGATGCCTGCGGAACTTCTCCCTGAGCCAGACAAACAGGCTGGTTTTGCTTATCGTTGGATCCGCATTTCTATGCTTAACCAAGCTGACCCACGCAATCTTTCTGCCAAACTCAGAGAAGGCTGGGAGCCTGTAGGTATAGATGAGCAACCACAATTCCAACTGCTAGTCGATCCCAATAGCCGTTTTAAAGACAATATTGAGATTGGCGGGTTATTACTTTGCAAAACTCCTTCTGAATTTGTTGAGCAGCGCAACGATCATTACGCAAAGCAAACACAAGCCCAGACGGAAGCTGTAGACAATAACTTAATGCGCCAAAGCGATGCGCGGATGCCACTCTTTAAAGAGAGCAAGTCTGCAACGAGCTTTGGAAAAGGTTCTTAAATTTAATTTTTGGAGTTAAACATGGCTTACCCCACTATTGACAAGCCCTATGGCTTTAAGCCGATCAATTTGATCGGTGGTCAGGTGTTCGCTGGTTCCACTCGTAAAATGCGTATTGCAAGTGCGTATGCAACTTCGATTGGTTTCGGTGATCTACTGATTCGTGCAACTGACGGTACCGTTGAGCGCTCGGCTGCTACAACTACTAAACCTACTGGCGGCTTTGCTGGTGTGTTTCTTGGTGTTGAGTTTATCAACTCAAGTACTGGTCAACTGCAATTCCAACAGAACTTTGTTGGTGGTACAACAGTAACAACTGGCTACATTACAGCTTATGTTTGTGATGATCCAGATACACTGTTCCAAGTTGCTGTTGTTTCTGGCACAACAGTTGTGACCGGCGTTCAATATACTTCTGTTGGCAATAACGCAACAATCGTAAACAACACCGCAATTACTACTGCTGGTAACTCACAGGTGGCACTTCTTGATTCGACTGCTGATACAGCTACGCTGACTATTCGCATCGTTGACGTTGTGCCTGACACCGCCTACATTTCTGGCGGCAACACGTTGTATCCTGAAGTGATCGTAAAGTTCAACTTCGGCATGCATGCGTATAACACCGCCGTCGGCGTATAAGGAGCTAAATCATGGCTATTTCACGCGCACAACTACTGAAAGAGCTGCTCCCCGGCCTGAACGCATTGTTCGGTCTGGAGTACGCACGTTATGGTGAACAGCATAAAGAGATCTACGAAACAGAGACCTCTGAGCGTTCATTCGAAGAAGAAACCAAACTCTCTGGCTTCTCGGCTGCACCTGTTAAGAACGAAGGTTCTGCAATTGCATACGACAACGCTCAGGAAGCTTGGACTGCTCGATACAACCATGAAACCATCGCACTAGGGTTTTCCCTAACGGAAGAAGCAATTGAAGATAACTTGTACGACAGTTTGTCGGCTCGTTATACGAAGGCTCTCGCCCGCGCAATGGCTTACACCAAGCAAGTCAAGTCAGCTGCTGTTCTGAACAACGGCTTCTCAGCGTCCTACACGGGCGGTGACGGAGTTGCTCTGTTTAGCGCATCGCATCCCTTGGTTTCTGGTGGCGTAAACAGCAACATTCCCGGCACTCCAGCTGACTTGAACGAGACTTCCTTGGAAGCCGCCGTTATTCAAATCGCTGCGTGGACTGATGAACGTGGTCTGTTGATCGCTGCTAAGCCCAAGAAGCTAATTGTTCCTCCAGCACTCCAATTCGTTGCAACTCGCTTGCTCGAAACGGAACTGCAGACGAACACCGCTGATAACAACATCAACGCTATTAAGAACAATGGTTCGATCCCAGACGGTTATACAATCAATAACTTCCTGACCGACACGAACGCATGGTTCTTGACAACTGATGTTCCTAACGGCATGAAGCACTTTGTTCGTTCACCACTCGCCCAGTCAATGGACGGTGATTTCGATACAGGTAACGTACGTTACAAGTCTCGCGAACGTTACAGCTTCGGCTGGTCGGATCCGCTTGGCATGTACGGCAGCGCAGGTGCTTAAGTAATAAATCAAGGGGCGCACAGCTAAAGGTCGTTGTGCTTAAACGAGTACCCTAAGAACCGCCCTTGGTTTAGCCCCGCCTTAAAAAAGCGGGGTTTTTTATTGCTTGCATTTATTGTTGTATAGGTTATTATTAAACAAATCTGGGAACCCCCAGCTTTACTGACCGCCCCAGCGGACGATGCAGAGACAGTAAAGCGTAGTACTGCATATACAGGAGCCTATCATGGCATCAACCACCTTCTCCGGCCCAGTCACGTCCACAAACGGTTTTATCGGCGCTTTGACTGGCAACGTCACCGGTAACGTCACCGGCAACGTCGCTGGCACTGGCAAAATCACCCACGCTACTACAGCCGCTATTAACGCTACAGCTACTGCAACAGCCGCACAAGTTGCTACTGGCTATATCACATCCACTTCTGCCGCTGCAACTGCAATTACGCTTCCTACGGGAACGCTTCTTGGCGCTGCTCTTGGTGCGGTTCAAGGCACTGTGTTTGATCTCTATGTTGACAACACTGCTGGCGCAAGCACTGTAACTATGGCTGTTGCTGTAAACGGCATCTTGTCTTCAGCGGCTGCGGATACCCCCGGAAGCTTTGGAGATTTGAC